ATACACGCTTTCACGTGCTCTGTAGAGTATTACAGATTTAGTATTCTTTCAATGCTCCTTTATCGTTACTTTCCATATAGGAAGCTCCAAAAGCTAAAAAGTTAAGTTCTAACATTTCTGTATTAGTTATAATACCTTTTTGTAATTTGTTATTTAATTCTTCGTATCTTTCCATATTATTTAGTATTAATAGTCTATTTTTATATCATTTAATATTTCTTTTAATTCTTCTACTGAAAACTCTTGTAAGTCTTTATAGTCTTGATCGTTGTGTGTGTGTTTACAGTATTCCCAGATTTCTTGTATTAAGTTTTGTTTCATAATTGTTATTGTTTATTTGTTACAGTTATATTATCTATTTACACTCGTACTTAGTTTGTAATTTTAGATTTGTATTTTCAAACTTTAAGTCATCTGCTTTTTGAGCAAGATCGTACAAAATACTATCAGATTCTGGGCTGATCATTGATCTAAGCGTATTGTATAATGTTTCTATTTCTTTATCGTAAAAATCCATATTATTTGTTTTAAAGGTTAGATCCGTTTACTATCGCATCATATATTACGATAATACCAAGCGTCAATACTGTTATGTATACTATTACTTTTATCAATTTTTTCATAATTTATAGGTTTAATTTTATTTATATGATCTTATCTGTTTTCCCCCGAGGGAGAAGCTACTACTTTTCAGTAGCAACCTCTTCTAGTTCTTCAAACTCAGCTAGATGTCTAACGGTAGAAGGTAAGTTAGTTGATTGTGACCAGTAACCTCTTTTGATCCAACATGGCATTATACTTAGTTTAGGTAACATTGCTTCAAGTATTACATCGTGATTGTAAGTTACTTTTTGATTTTTGTTGTTTACAAAGGTGATGATTTGATTTCGTCCTAGCCAACTTTTTCTCACTACAAAGTTTTTTCTTTCGATTGGTGGAAAGATTTTAGCTTTCTCTTCATTAGTCATGTTTGCAATTGCTTGAGTAATTAATTCTTGATTTGTCATAATTTTTATATTTAATTGTTATTATTTATTTACACTTATATTATCTTTTATACTTCGTATTCAGTTTGTTTAAAATCCTATCAATTCATCCAGTTCATTTGGATCTAATTCAATCAGATCACATAGATCCATATCCGTATTAGCCATAGCTAATTCTAGTTTATACTCGTAAGGTATCATAATTTTTATTTTTTAAGTTATTATTTATTTATTTTTATTACACTTATATTATCTAAATAACCACGTATTAAATTTGCCTAAAAAGTCAAAAATATATATCTAAAAATATAAAAATAGTTTGATTAGTTCCTGATATATTCACAGCAAAACGTGGAAAACCCTGAATAAAACGTAAAAACAACACGGGGACTGGTAAAAATAAAAGCATTTCCCAAATACTTAAAAAAAAATGTATAGCGTAGCGTAACACAAAACCTCTATATAATTAACAAAAAATTTTTTACTATTTTTTTTCTGTTATACAGTGCGACGATAGGGTATTATATATAATAGTAGCAGGCTAATGTCGCATTTTTAAAACATAATAAAAAGACGTAATCATACAATGTATGAGACAAAAACTTTCACCATCCGCTAGAAGAGCTAAGGCTGCTAGAGATAAGGCTTATGCAATGTCCCCTGCTAGGAAGGCTAAAAAAGCACATGCACAGCGTAAGCGAAGAGAAAATCCTCACGAGGCTAAAGGTCAGGACTATGATCATAAGCGTCAAAGATTTGTTTCTGTGAAATCGAATCGAGGTAATGAGGGGCAAGGTACTAGAAAGGAAAGCGGAAATAGATATTCAACAAACACATAATATAGCATGGCAAGAATAAGCACTTATGGTGTAGACGCTAAACCCGAATTAGGAGATAAAACGATAGGAACTGATGTTGCTCCGGGCGCTAATTTAAGAACAAAAAACTATTCTTTAGCGGATGTAGTTGGTATGTTTAATAAAACCAACAGTTTAGGTGTTGCTGACCAAGTGTTATATTTTTTCCAGACAGATATATCAGAAGGTAGAGATGCGGGTACTATAAGTTTTGAAGCAGGAGGAGGTGTAGGGAAGCCATTTTCTGATGTTACTTCTTTTATGCTTAGTAAAACATTGATAGGGTTTAAAAATATAGATAAATATATACCATTATTCGTAGGTAAGAGCATAATTTTAGCTGAGCTAAATGATATAAATAAATTTGGTATATACCTAGTTGATAGTATTACAGAACACCCTACAGAGTCTAACTTTTTTATAGTAAACGTCACTAATCAAGAAGCTAATGGGGTAATGGCCATTGGGGCCACTTATATATTTAGTGAGTTTACAATACCTAACAATGATACGGATAAAACATATGTGCATGATCAGGCTACTGCTTCTTCGACCTGGAACGTGCAACACAATCTAAATAAGTTTCCATCAGCTACAATGGTGCTGTCTACTGGGCAGAAAGGTTATGGAGATATTATGTATATAGACGAAAACAACTTAACAATAACATTTGCCTCTGCAGAGTCGGGTAAGGCATATATAAACTAAAAGCATGGCAATACCTTTTTTAAACAACCTAAATCTTAAAAATAACGAAATATGGAATGTAAGGCTTCATAATACAGGATCCGCTAATACAAATCCTGGGCAGATATACTTTGATACAGGTGATAGTGTAGCTAAATATTATGCAAACCCTACAGATACTTGGGTATCTTTAAAAGAGTATAGCTTTGGTAGCGGTACTTTTGTAAGTTTATCATCAACAGGTTCAGCAGCTAAACCAGTTATAACAGCTGAACTATCAGCTACTGGAACACCTGATTTAACAAAGTATCTAAGAGGAGACAACACTTGGGCACCTCTAAGTGATATAGCCGGCGTCACTTATGATTTAGATAGTTTACAGGTTGGAAATGATGCAGCTATAGTGTTAGTTGGATCTAACGCTGTAGTAGAAACTGTTACGCTTGTTGCTGGTACAAATATAACGCTTACCGATGATGGCTCTAAAAAAATAACAATAGACGCAGTTAGTTCTGCTCAAACTATAGCGCTAACAGGTGAAGTAACTGGATCTGGAACAACTTCAATATCAACAACAGTTGCTAACAACGTTTTAGATGTAGCTAATTTCAATGCATCAGCTATTGCAACGGCCGCAGAGGGAATTGAAAACAACGACAACGACACAACTCTACCAACTTCGGCTGCTGTTAAAGCTTATGTTGACGGAGCAGTAGTCGGTGGTTTAGTTTATCAAGGAAGTTACGATGCTGCAACAAATACCCCTAACTTAGATTCTACACCTATAGCTGGAATTAAAAAAGGTTGGACATACACAGTCACCGCAGATGGATTATTCTTTACAGAGCAAGTAAGAGTTGGTGATGTATTAATAGCGGAGATTGACTCGCCTACTGCTTTAACTGATTGGACAGCAGTTCAAAATAATATCGATTTAGCAAGTGCTTCACAAATAGGTATTGGTAATGTAGATGCTGGAACCGGAATAGGTGTAGCTTATGCAGGAGGCACAGCTACGGTAACGAATACAGATAGAGGTTCTTCTCAAAACATATTTAAGAATGTGGCTGTACCAGGACAAAGTACCATATCTGCAGACACTAATAACGATACTTTAACGCTATCAGCAGGCTCTAATATATCTATAACAACGAACGCAGCTAATGATACTGTAACAATATCTAACACATATAGTACTCCAACTACTTCTTACGCTACAACAATAGCCGACACAGCTACTATTAATCATGGGTTGAATACTAGGGATGTTGTAATTCAACTATACGATGTTGCTACTTACGAAACGGTTTACGCAGACGTAGAAAGATTATCAGCAACGCAAGCTACAATTACATTTGCATCTACCCCGACAAATTCAGTTAGAGTATTAGTACAAAAATAGGATAATAAATGAAGTTAAAATCAAATACAGAGATACAAGCAGATCTTGATGTAACAGGTACTATATCAGCAACAGGCGGAAACTCAACACAATGGAACACAGCCTACGCTGACAGGAATAAATGGGATGGTGGAGCAACTGGTTTAAACGCTACCACTGGTAGAGCTTCACTAGGTTTAGGATCTCTAGCTACTTTAAATACAGTAAATGCTGCCACCATAACTGATAACTCAGTTGGTGCAGCTGAACTAAACGTTACCGGAAATGGAACTACTTCTCAATATTTAAGAAGTGACGGGGATGGAACATTCACTTGGGCAACCCCCCCAAATACAACCCCTAATAATGCGACTATAACCATAAATGCGGGAGGCGCTTTAACAGGTGGAGGTTCATTTACCACAAACCAATCAGGAAATGCGACAATAACGGTTAACCATGAAGATACTTCGTCACAAGCTTCAGTGAACAATTCTGGTCGTACTTATATACAGGATATAACATTAGATACATATGGACATATAACCGGTATCACTAGCGCAACTGAAACAGTTACAGATACGACTTATTCAGCGGGTAATGGTTTAACTCTTTCTGGGACAACTTTCAATGTAAATGGAGGGAAAGGTGTTAAAGTTACTGGAGATAACGTATATATTAACGGTAATACACTTCCAGCAAGTGTTGATTTAAACACATATAGGTCTACTGGATTTTTTACTCAAAATTCTAATTCAAACGCGGCTAGTGGTACAAATTATCCTACTGCTAATGCTGGTATATTACAAGTTATTAATGATGATTATGGTAATGGCTTACATACAACTCAATTATATAGTCAATATAATTCTACTAATTATTATCATAGAACTTTTTACAATAATTCTTGGACTGCTTGGAGGAATTTAGCGCAAGACACAAACACTAATACGACTTATTCAGCAGGATCGCAAATTACTTTTAACGGGACGCAAATAAATCATGCAGATACATCGTCACAAGCTTCAGTGAGCGGTTTATCTGGTGCAAATGTATTTTCAACAATTAATATTGATGGGAATGGTCACGTTACAGGTCTAGCGTCAAGAACAATCACGTTGGCAAATTTAGGGTATACGGGAGCTACTAATGCCAATAATTACGTGCATCCTACACATCCTGGAGATGACATAAACGTAGACACAGGAGTTTTAACCGGTGCAACAGTGATTAGTGATTTAGATTTTAATGTTACGACTGATACTTTAGGTCACGTAACAGACGCTAATGCTGTAGTATCTACAAGAGCAATGACTTTAGCTGATTTGGGGTACACAGGAGCTACTAATGCTAATAATTATGTACACCCAAGTTATGCAGGGGATGACATAAGCATAGATACAGGAGCTTTAAGTGGAGGTAAAGTAATTAGTGATTTAGATTTCAATGTTACAACAGACGCGTTAGGGCATGTTACTGATGCTAATGCTGTGGTATCTACAAGAACTTTAACTCCTGGAGATATTGGAGCCCAGCCTTCAGGTAGTTATGTAACAACAAACACTATACAGGATATAACTGGAGCTAAAGTTGTTAAATCTCAATTAAAAATTGATCAAGGTAATAATGGCTCATTTATAATTGAAGATAGTGGAGTATTTGGTTATATTCCACATCCTGGAGGAGGATTTTATCATAGTGATACTAACAGTTTAACTGGCGCAATAAAAATAAAATTACCAACCCATGGAACAAATGATATGCTTGGGTTTGTTGTTGATATTTTTGATTACGCTACAAATGAGTCTATCACTGTATTTATAAAAGGATATTTATATCAAACCACCAATAATAATGAATGGGTAAATTGCTCGGTTCAAATTTTATCTAATGACACTGGTAAAGATTTTAATGTTAGATTTGGAGCTGATGGCACAACTAACTGTGTTTGGATAGGGGAAACAACTTCTACTTGGTCTTATCTTCAAGTAAGTGTTAGAGACTTTTTTACAGGTTTTACTGCTGATATTGATTCTTATAATGATAACTGGGCTGTTAGTTTAGTAACATCTTTTGACACTGTCAATAATACTAATTCTGGAAATTTTCCAATAGCTAAAAATGTTATTGCTAATGCTATAAATGCGAATCAACTAAATGTTTCTGGTAACGGAAGCACTTCTCAATACTTACGTTCAGATGGGGATGGTTCATTTACTTGGGCAACTCCACCGAACACGAACACTCAATTATCTACTGAGCAGGTGCAAGATATTGTAGGCGCTATGTTTAGTGGTAACACTGAAACTCGAATAGCCGCTACATATCAAGATGCGGATGGTACTATAGATTTAGTAGTGGATAACATGAACTACACTCTGCCTGAAGCTACTGCAACTACTAGAGGTGGTATTGAACTATTTTCAAACACAGACCAATCAGTAGCTGCTAACGCCGTTACAACAACTGCAGGTAGAACTTACGGTATTCAATTAAATTCTTCAGGACAAGCAGTTGTAAACGTGCCTTGGGTAAATACTGACACAAACACGTGGGTAGCGAATAGTGCTGCTAATGCAGGTTACGTTGCGGCAGGTGCAGGAAATAATAATAAAGTATGGAAGACAGACGCAAATGGTGTTCCAGCTTGGAGAGACGATGTAGACACGAACACTAATACCTGGAGACCGGTGAGTGTGGATACTAATGGCGATGGCTCTGCTAATAATACACTTACCTCTTCTGAAACCTTACGATTCAAGAAAGGTAGTAATATTACGTTATCTGAAGCTGGAGGGGTAATAACAATATCCTCTACAGATACTAATACATTCAGACCTATACATGATACGCCAGTAAACGGAGCTACCACTACTTCAATATCTTCAAATTGGGCATTTGACAACGTGAAGACTCCGGTACCAGCTGGAGCTGTGTTTACTGATAACAATACTTGGATTGCTAACTCCTCATCGGCTGCAGGGTATGTTGCACCAGGTAGTGGACAAGCAAATAAGGTTTGGAAAACAGATGGTAGTGGTAACCCTGCTTGGAGATCTGACGCAAATACAACATATTCTGTAGCAACTTCATCTGTTTTAGGGTTAGTTAAGGTAGGTTATACAGAGACCGGTAAAAACTACCCTGTAGAGCTTGACGGTTCTAATAAGATGTATGTAAATGTTCCTTGGACTGACACAAATACAACTTACAGTGCTGGTAGTGGTATATCTTTATCAGGAACTACATTTAGTCACACTGATACTTCAACACAATCAAGTGTGAATAACTCGGGTAGAACATACATTCAGGATATAACATTAGATACTTATGGTCACGTAACAGGTATTACATCTGCTACGGAAACTGTAGTTAATACTGATACTAACTATTATTTAACAGGGCTTAGCTATGATTCTGTAAGTAGTATATTGACAGCTACTGTTACAGGGGCGCCTGGTGGTTCAGTAGATTTAACAAATAAAATATACGCAGATGCTTTAGCTGTTTCAGGTAACGGAAGCACTTCTCAATATTTAAGAAGTGATGGAGACGGGACGTTTACTTGGGCAACCCCATCAAATACTACAAACTTCAACATACAAGCTAACAGTGGTACACAAGTAAATATTTCTACAGGTGAAGAAGTTAATTTTGTAAACGGTACAAATACAACTGCTGTTGTTGTAAACCAATCAAACCCAACAGTAACATTTAATATGAACACTGGTGGAATTGGTGCTGGAACATACGGCTCTACATCAGATGGAACTAAAATTGATCAAATAACTGTAGATGCTTACGGTAGAGTTACGGGCGTTACAACAGGGTCGACAGTTGGTATTTCTTCTTTGAGCAATTATGTAACAACAAACACTACGCAGACAATAACTGGAACGAAAACTTTTCAGAATTCTATATATGTTTCTGGAAACGTAGGCATAGGGGATACTAATCCTGACGCTACATTAACAGTTTTTAGGCAATCTACAAATTACGCTATAAACCTTGAGAACACTGAATCTAGAGCAGGTTTAAGTGTCAAATCTTCAACTAATTTTGATAGCAAACTAACAATAAGTTCAGGAGCAGGCTCAAGGCAATATATACAAGGAGTTAATAACGCAGCTACAGTAGGTAGAGATATTGTATTAAATCCATATGGAGGAAACGTCGGGATTGGGGCTACTTCTCCAGGTTATAAGCTAGACGTAGGCGGAACTGGAAGATTTACATCAACCGTTACAGCTACAAACTTTATACTATCCTCAGATGAAAGAAAGAAAACTAAAATAAAGGATTTAATATGTAACAATATAAGTGTTAACTGGAAATCGTTTGAATTTAAAGAAGATGGGGGAGAATATAGAACAGGTGTTATAGCTCAGGAACTGGAAAAAAACCACCCTGAATTTGTTAACACCGATGATGAGGGATTTAAGTCAGTTAAGTATATAGATTTATTAATTGCTAAGATAGCTGAGTTAGAGGCTAGGTTAGAGAAACTAGAAAGATAATGGCAGTACCAAATACTACAACTTTTAGTTTACAAGACGTGGTGAACGAAGTAAATCCGAGTTCAAGTAGCTTGTTTGATTGCGTTGCCAGCGCTAATCCTACACTGTACGATCCAACGTACTACACTGATCCAGCGACTAGCTTGCTAGAGTTTAGGAACTATGCTGGTACCGTTGTAGCACTTACAATGTTAACTAAAGGCTTTACTGTTCTTGACGTTTTTGATGAGCAATTCGTTTGCTCTACAAATCTTACTCCTACTAATAGCACTATTAGGTATAGAAAAGGAAATATAATTTACACAAACTCAGGAGGCACAATTCCTTTTAACGGAGGAGATAAACATTACGCATACTTTAACGTACCAGACAATAAGAACTGGATTATACAAGTAAACTCTAGTGGAGTTATAGTGTATGAATACAATTGTATTTTTTAATAATAAATAAATAACTAAAAATGAACATTACTTACGATTGGAATTGTAAAACAGTAGACGCTTATCCATCAGCAGGTGGGAACACAAACATTGTATATAATGTACACTGGAGGGTAACAGCGGTGTCAGACCAAGTTGATTCAGAAGGAAATGCTTTTGAGGCATCAGCTATTGGAACTCAGGTTTTAAACACTGAAGATACAGCAGGGTTTATACCGTTTGATCAGTTAACTAATGGCCAGGTAACTCAGTGGGTTAAAAGCGCTATGGGTGAAGAAAGTGTAAACAACTTAGAGAGTAGTCTTCAGTTTCAAATTGATAACCTAATAACACCTCCATCAGTTACGTTAACTATACAAAATTAAAATAAAAATAGTTTTAATTGTAAAAATTAAAATTATATCAATTACGTAATAATATAGTTACAGACAATAATTTAATCTAATAAAATAAAAATGGAATTTAATAACCCGAGCGAAATAGTAAAAACACTTACTTTCGGAAACGAAGCTAGTGATCAAATAATTAGTGGCGTAGAAAAATTAGCAAACGCAGTAAGCTCCACATTAGGAGCATCTGGAAAATGCGTTATTTATGAAGACGCTACAGGGAAACCGGTGATAACAAAAGATGGGGTAACCGTTGCAGAAAGCGTAGTCTTATTACATCCGGTAGAAAATATTGGAGCAACATTGATTAAAGAAGCTGCAAGAAATACTGTAAAAGAAGCAGGTGACGGAACAACAACTTCTACAGTATTAGCTCATTCTTTATTAAAAACTGTAAATAAAAAAGCTGGAGATGAAAAATTAAGATCTTTAAAAGCTGGTATTATTAGCGGTTCTGAAAAAGTAAAAAAATATTTAAATCTATCAAAGATAGATGTAAAAGGAGAAATGTTAAAAAATGTAGCTACTATTAGTTGCAATAACGATAAAGAATTAGGGGAAAAGATTGGCGAAGCTTACGAAAAAGTAGGTAAGAATGGAGTCGTATTAATGGAAGAATCTGACACAAATAAAACTTATGTTGATTTTGTAGAAGGTGTGCAATTTGACAGCGGATTAAAATCTCCACATTTAGTAACAGACAAAGACAAGCATACAGCTGTTTTAGACGATCCTTACGTACTTATTGTGTCTTCTCCTATTCCTAATATAAGAAAAATACAAAGCGTCTTAGAACACGTTATAAAAAGCAAAAAAAGTCTTTTAATAGTTGCTTCTGTGGAACAACAGCCATTTGCAACCTTATTATCAAATAAAGTTAAAGGTAATATAAAAGTAAATATAGTAGACACTCCTGGTTTTGGCCCTACTAGACAAGAGACTTTAGAAGATTTAGCTTTACTTACAGGTGCTACAATAATAAACGAAGAATTAGGTGATGATTTAGACTTAATTAGCCCTGAAGTTTTGGGTTTTGCTAAAAAAGCAGTAACAGACGAAAAGACAACAGTTTTACAAACTATAGAAGATATAGACGTATCAGAAAGAGTAGCTGATGTTACTAAAAAGTTAGAAAACGAAAACAACCCGTTTTTTAAGAAAAAGTTAGAACAAAGATTATCTATGCTAACCGGAAAAGTTGGTATTATTTATGTAGGAGCAGACTCTAAGGTTGAACTAAAAGAAAAGAAGGATAGGGTAGAAGACGCTATTTATGCTACTAAAGCAGCTTATCAAGAAGGTATTGTTGCAGGCGGTGGAGTTGCTTTATTAAATGCGGCTACCCGTTTAAAACCAAAGAATAAAGGAGAAGAAATACTTTTTGAATCTATCAAAGCGCCTTATTATAAGATATTAGACAACGCTGGTATTGTTGAAATTAAAAAGCCTAGTGCTAAAAACAGAGGCATAGATGTTAAGTCAGGCAAAGAAGTAAATATGATAAAAGCGGGTATTATAGATCCGGTTTTAGTAACTAAGTCAGCTCTTAAAAACGCAGTGAGTGTTGTTACAACTATTATATCTGCGGATTGTGTAATAAGTAATAAAAGATTAGCATAATGAAAGCAATTAATTATTATTTAGTAATAGAAAAGATTAAAGAAGCCCCTAAAGTTGTTGGAGGTATTGAGATGACAGAAAAGCAAGATAGCGACATTAGGTACTTAAGAGCTAAAGTTATAAGCGCAGGGGATAAAGTAGTTGGTGTTAAAGAAGGGGATTTTATAAGATATGATAAGCACGCAGGGCACGGTATTGAATGGAATAATAATTTTTACCACGTTATAAACGCAGGGGATATAGTTATAGTTGAATGAGACTAACGCCAAAAGATCTTAAAGATATAAATTTATTTAAGTATTACAGGCTTGTCAGAAGATGGGCTTGTAAGACTTATAATTTAAAAGATGCTGATCTTGAGTTGTTAATTTATCTTGATTGTAAAGAGTTTTTTACAAGAAATGAGTTTAAAAACGGGACATACACTTATAGCTGGGACAAAGATAGGTGGACTAGGTTGAGAAAACAAGGTTGGATTGATGTATTTAAAGAAAGAAATAGAAGATCATCTAAGTATGCGGTTTATAAGGTTTCTCAAAAATGCAAGTTACTAATAAATAGAATTTATAGAATACTGCTAGCAGAAGAGGATCTGCCCACTTCAGAAAGAAGTGTATTTTACAATAATAAAACATATACCGATAAAGTTTACAATAAAGCTATTGACGATATGATTAAAGACAAAGAAAGATAATGGGATTTAAATTAAAAGACTTTACAGAGCTAGTAGGTATCGACAAAGAAACTTCTACTTATAATACACCTGTTTTTAAGAAAAATTTAGAAGGGGGTATATTAGGTGAAGCGAATAATGACGGTACTATATTTATAGATAAGTCTTTAAAAGGCAAAGATAAAGAAACAGCGGTTAGCCATGAGAAAGTACACTTGGAGCAAATGGCTCAAGGGAGACTTCATTATGATGACAATACGGTAACTTGGAAAAAAGATACAAAATCGCCAGCTAGAGTATATCAAAGAGTAAACGGACAATTAATAGATAAACAAACAGGTAGAGCTGCTCAAGAAGGAGGTGACTTCGAATGGGAGCGTGAAGCCTATAATAAACAATAAAAATATGAAATATAGACCAATAACAAACAGAGTATCTAGTGCTTGTAAGATGAATATGAGCCTTGTAAATGACCCAACCGATAATGCGCAGTCTCCAGCGCGTATGACAGATGGCCCCGGAGGTAAAAACAAAAAAGTTAAAAAAGCAGGTGTAGGTGAAACACCAGGGTTCGAAGAAGTAAAAAATAGGTTTAAAGGTAGGTATACAGTTACACAGAAAAAAAACAAAGTAAACGAATACACCTTACGTAGCAAAAACGGGCACAGTGTAACTTACAAACCTGGAAAAAAAGTAAAAGATACGTCTATTACCGCTAAAGAAGCTGTAAGAAGAGAATTTAATAAAAAATAATTACTTTAAAAAATATTAATTATGGCTTATATACAGGATAGCTCACCGTTTAAAAAGAAAGGAGACGCTCCTCCTCGTAAGAAATCTAAAGGATATTATAACGAAGCAAAACCTACTGGAACAGGTGCTGCCGCGGGTGGGGGTATGTCTGAAAAAGGCGTAAAAAAATATAGAGCTGATAATCCTGGTAGTAAATTAAAAACGGCTGTAACAGAAGACCCTTCTAAATTAGATCCAAATGGTAAAGCAGCTAAAAGAAGAAAAGCTTTTTGTGCAAGATCTAGAAGTTGGACTTCAGAAAGAGGTAAAGCAGCTAGAAGAAGATGGAACTGTTAAAAATAATAAATAAATAAAAACAATTATGGCATACAAACAAAAAGGCTGCACACCTGTAACAGCTAAGATTAAAAGAACAACTAAAGGAGGAATGTCTCAACAGCCATTACTTAATATGGGTGCACCTGTAAAAATGAAGATGCATTCACCTGCTAAACAAGGAGGTGAAAATAACAAACGTAATCGAGGGGCTGTTTCTACTTCTCCTTCTGCTCCTTCTACTAAAAACACTAAATCTGAAATAGAGAGGTTAAAAAAAGAAATTGGCCACATGACTTCCGCGATGGAGAGTTATCAAAAAAAGGGGGGTGAAAAAAATGCTAGCGACGCAAGATATTTGAAAAAAACGCAGGATAAATTAGCGTCTTTGCAGTCTTTACCAATTAATGGAGCAAAGGGTGTAGATTCTTTGCAGAATAAAAATAAAAAACAAATAGATTTAGCGGCTAGAAAAGCAGGGAAAGCTGGGCGAGCAGCGGATGATCTTGCACGTAAAAATAAAACAGGACAGTATGCTCCTAAAAAAGATACACCTAAACAAACCGCGCCTAAGAAAAACAAGGTAACAGGTAAAATTGGTTCAGAGCTTAGAAGAAAACAATATGATAAGTTAGGCTGGGCTCATGATGATACTATTGCAAAAAAGCCAAAAGCTAAAAAAGTTGTTTCTAAAGAATTGTCTAATAAAACAGGTAAAGTAGCCGATGTTGTTAAAGAGAGTAAAATTATTACCCCAAATAATAACGCATTGGATAAAAAAACAGCAAGAAAAGTAGCTAGAAAAACTAAATCTGCTGAAAAAAAAGAAAGTAGATCTGCAAGGGTTAGACAAAAAGGTATTGAAGCTTTAAACTCAGGTGATAAGCAAAAAGCTTTAAGACTAAAAAGAAGAGAAGAAAGAATAAATAAAAGAGCGGCTAGGAAAAGAGGACAAGCATCAAAGGCTATAGATCCAGAAAAATAATAAAAAATGGTATAAAATACCACAATACAGTTAAAAGTTAAAAATTGTAGATATACACGTAATTACTAAACATATAGATAGTCGATTAAACATTGAATAAATAACAAATTAACAATTAAATTAAATCAAATGAGTAAAATTAAAACAGTAGAGTTAGAAGCGTTACAAAGAGTAGTAGGTAATATCAATAATTTGCAAATGCAAATTGGAGGAATTGAAGCTCAAAAACACGACTTGTTACATGCACTCGCTAATGAAAATAACGAATTGCAAAAATTACAAAAAGATCTAGAGGAAGCTTACGGGAAAGTGTCTGTGAATCTTAAAGATGGAGAAATTACCGAAGATGAGCCTAATAAGGAAGATTAGTATCGGTAAAGATTATAAGAGTGACGCTATGCACTATTCTGTTGGTCAGGAAGTGTATGGTGGTCACACTATAATTAATATAATTGAAGAAGAAACTAAGTACTCAATATATATTGAAAAAAACAATGAAGTATTGCCTTGGAAAGATTTTAATAAAAACATGGCAATCGCGGTCGAATATGATTTGCAATATTAATGAAAGCTTTATATAATTTTATAGTAAAACCATTAGGTAATAGATATACAAATAAAAAAACCATAAATGGTTCTGAATTAATATTAAACACAGAACTTCATAATCATAATTATTCTAATAGAATTGCAAAAGTTTTAGCTGTACCTTTAGAAATAGATACAGAAATAAAAGTTGGAGATGAAATCATAGTTCATCATAATGTTTTTAGACGTTTTAAAGACATTAGAGGCAATGAAAAGAATAGTAGAAGCTATTACAACGAAGACACTTATTTCGTTAGCTTAGATCAAGTATTTGGATACCGAAAAAATAATGATACATTTAAAGCTTGTAAAGGTTTTAACTTTATAAAACCATTAGCTGAAAATAATATTTTTTCTAGCAATTTTGAAAAAGAAGGCATCGGTATTTTAGTATATAAAGATCCTGAATTAGATTTCTTAGAAACCGGATCTTTAGTTGGCTTTAAACCTGGAGCAGAATATGAATTTATTATAAACAAAGACAGGTTGTACAGAGTTCCTACCAAATCAATTACAATTAAATATGAATATCAAGGAAACGAAAAAGAATATAATCCAAGCTGGACATAAAGCTGTAGAAGAATTAATAAAAGTAGCTAAAGAAGCTATTGTTGATTCTGAAGATGATTTATCTGCTGATAGATTAAAAAATGCAGCAGCAACTAAAAAATTAGCAATATTTGACGCTTTTGAAATATTAAATAGAATAAATGATGAGCAAAATGCTTTAGATGATAAACCTAAAGATACTGTTGTAACAAAAACAGTTAAAGGTTTTGCTGAAAAAAGATCTAGATAATGTACGAGCAATCATTATATAGTATTATAACACCAATAAAACATACAACAATCTCTAGGTTAAATAGAGGTAAAAAATGGAAGTATGGGTATAATAAGGAGCACGACGTAGTTGTAATTAGCAAGACAGGTCAAATTGGTGAAATTTACAGTATACAAAATTTAAAAATAGCTTTACCGAAAGAGCCTGCTAAAATTAGCAAAGGTATAAATAAATGGAAACCAGTAGAGTATCCAAAAGAACTTAAAGCTATTTCTAGTATTTTCGATTGGAGAGAACTTCCTGAAAAATTTCAACAAAAATGGGAGCCGTATATTGATGAAGAATTTAAAAGAAGAGAAGAAGGTCATTGGTTTTATAACAAAAATAAGCCGACATATTTAACAGGTACTCATTATATGTATCTTCAATGGTCTAAGATAGATGTAGGTAGACCTGATTTTCGTGAAGCAAATAGATTGTTTTTTATATTTTGGGAAGCTTGTAAAGCAGATAACAGATGTTATGGAATGTGTTATTTAAAAAACAGACGTTCTGGGTTTAGTTTTATGGCTTCAGGTGAAACTGTTAATCAAGCAACTATTAGTTCAGACGCTAGATTTGGTATACTGTCTAAGTCTGGTAGTGACGCTAAAAAGATGTTCACTGACAAGGTAGTGCCAATATCAGTTAACTATCCTTTTTTCTTTAAACCCATACAAGACGGTATGGATAGACCAAAAACAGAATTGGCTTATAGAGTACCAGCTTCTAGACTAACTAGAAAATCTATACAAAATAAAGAAAAACTAGAAGTTTTAGAAGGCTTAGATACAACTATTGACTGGAAAAATACAGGAGATAACTCATATGATGGTGAAAAACTAAGATTATTGGTTCATGATGAAAGTGGTAAATGGGAAAGACCTGATAATATATTAAACAACTGGAGGGTTACAAAAACTTGTTTAAGATTAGGCTCTAGAATTATTGGAAAGTGTATGATGGGTTCTACGTCAAACGCTTTAGATAAAGGAGGGGGGAATTTTAAAAAATTATATGTAAACTCTGATGTTACAAAAAGAAACAGGAATGGTCAAACAGCTTCTGGTTTATATTCTTTGTTTATTCCAATGGAATGGAATTATGAAGGATTTATAGATGAATACGGACATCCTGTATTTAATACACCTAAAAGCGAGGTTTTAGATCCATTAGGGGATCTTATAGAAGTTGGAGTTATAGAGCATTGGGAAAATGAAGCCGACGGATTAAAAGGCGACCAGGACGCTTTAAACGAATATTATAGACAATTTCCAAGAACAGAAGAGCACGCTTTTAGAGACGAAGCTAAAAATAGTATATTTAATTTAGCTAAGATATATGAGCAAATAGACTACAATGAAGATCTTAGTAATTCAAATGTAATTACAACTGGTAACTTTCAATGGGTTAATGGTATTAAAGATTCTAAAGTAGTTTTTACTCCAAACCCTAATGGTAGATTTAAAATATCTTGGGTACCTAATACTGCTTTACAAAATAGGCAAATAATAAAAAATGGTATAAAATACCCCGGCAACGAACATATGGGTGCTTTTGGATGCGATAGTTACGATATATCAGGAACAGTAGGTGGAGGAGGATCTAAAGGAGCTTTACACGGGTTAACTAAATTTAGTATGGAAGATGCTCCTGCTAATACATTTTTTTTAGAATACATAGCTAGACCTCAAACAGCGGATATGTTTTTTGAAGATGTTTTAATGGCTTGTGTTTTCTACGGAATGCCTTTATTAGCTGAAAATAATAAGCCTAGATTATTATATTATTTTAAAAGGAGAGGTTATAGAGGGTATTCAATGAATAGGCCTGATCGTATTTGGAATAAATTATCGGTTACCGAAAAAGAAATAGGCGGTATGCCTAACTCAAGTGAAGATATAAAACAAGCTCACGCTGCGGCTATTGAAAGTTACATAGACAAACACGTGGGGTTACTGGAAGACAATACTTATGGTACTATGTATTTTAATAGAACTTTAAATGACTGGGCTGGTTTTGATATTAACAGCAGAACCAAGTTTGATGCTGCTATAAGTTCTGGGTTAGCTATAATGGCTTGCAATAGACACAAGTATTATCCAAAAGCAAACGTGCAAAAAAATAAAATAAATTTAAAAATATCAAAATATACTAATTCTGGTGTGTTTTCGAAAATAATAGAAAATTAAAAGTATGGCTAAATCTGTTATAACAAATTATTTTCCAAGTCAAATAGCAAGTGACAAAGAAAAAATGTCAATGGACTACGGAACATCTGTAGGTAGAGCTATTGAAAACGAGTGGTTTAGTAGTGATAACGGTTATGGTAGATTTAAAAGTAACCAAAACACATTTCACAACTTAAGATTATATGCTAGAGGAGAACAGGGTATACAAAAATATAAAGATGAATTATCTATAAACGGTGATTTGTCATATCTTAATTTAGATTGGAAACCTGTACCTATAATACCTAAGTTTGTAGATATCGTTGTAAACGGTATATCTGAAAGACTTTTTGACATAAAAGCTTATTCTCAAGATCCTTATGGGGTTGAAAAAAGAACAAAGTATATGGAATCATTAATAAGAGATATGCAAACAAGAGAGCTAAATGAATTTGCTGCTCAAGAGTTTGGTATCAACTTATTCGAAAACGACCCAGAGACATTACCTAAAAATAAAGAAGAGTTAGATTTGCATATGCAACTTAGCTATAAGCAAGAGGTTGAGTTAGCCGAAGAGCAAGCTTTAAATGTTTTATTAGAAGGTAATAATTATAATCTTATTAGAAGAAGGTGTAATTACGATTTAACTACAATAGGTATTGCTGCTGTAAAAAATACTTTTAATAAATCAGAAGGAGCTAAAATTGAATATGTAGACCCAGTTGATTTAGTTTGGTCTTACACTGACTCACCTTACTTTGAAGATATTTACTATGTAGGAGAAATAAAAAGAGTTCATTTAAACGAGCTTAAAAAAGAATTTCCTTGGCTAACAAATGATGAATTACAAGAAATATCTTCTCAATCCTATCAAAGTAACGGTTTTTACGATAGATCAATTACTAATTACGATGAAACTGACTCAAATACTGTACAGGTTTTATATTTTAACTATAAAACTTTTACAAATGAAGTTTATAAAGTTAAAGAAACTTCTACAGGAGCAGCGAAGATAATACCAAAAGATGATGATTTTAATCCACCACCAGAATTATATGAAGAGTATGGTATTGAAAAAGCGTCCCAATCATTAGAAGTTTTATATGAAGGTGTTAAGATACTAGGAGGCAGAATGCTTAAATGGGAGCTTGCTAAAAATATGATACGCCCTAAAAGCGATTATACAAAAGTAAAAATGAACTACAGTATTGTAGCCCCTAGAATGTACAAAGGAAGGATTGAATCTCTTGTTAGTAGAATAACAGGTTTTGCAGATATGATACAACTAACCCATTTAAAACTGCAACAAGTTATGTCAAGGATGGTTCCAGATGGAGTTTACTTAGACGCTGATGGTTTAGCTGAGGTTGATTTAGGTAATGGAACAAATTACAATCCGCAAGAAGCCTTAAATATGTTTTTCCAAACAGGTTCTGTTATAGGTAGGTCTTTTACTCAAGAAGGAGATATGAACCCAGGAAAAGTTCCTATTCAAGAAATATCTACAGGATCAGGAGGTGGAAAAATACAAAGTTTAATTGCTAACTACAACTATTATTTACAAATGATAAGAGATGTAACAGGTTTAAACGAAGCAAGAGACGGTAGTACTCCTGATTCTAGAGCTTTAGTTGGCGTTCAAAAATTAGCTGCTGCAAATTCAAATACAGCAACTAGACACATATTAGACGGTAGTTTATTTTTAACTTCTGACCTATGCGCAGGTCTGTCGCTTAGAATATCAGATATATTAGAATATTCACCAACAAGGGAAGCTTTTATACATAAAATAGGGAATCAAAATGTAGCCGTCTTAGAGGAGATGAGTGATTTGTACTTATATGACTTTGGTATATTTATTGAGTTACAGCCTGATGAAGAACAAAGAGCGGTTTTAGAAAACAATATTCAAGCAGCTGTACAAAGTGGTTTAATAGATTTATCTGATGCTATAGATTTAAGAGAAATTAAAAATATAAAATTAGCTAATCAATTACTAAAACTTAGAAGAAACGAAAAACAAATAAGAGATCAGCAAATACAACAACAGAATATACAAGCTCAAGCAGAAGCGAACGCTCAAGCTCAACAAGTAGCCGCTCAGGCTGAAATGCAAAAACAAGAAGCTATCACGCAACAAAAGATTATGTTCGAACAAGCAAAAGCTCAAATAGATCAACAAAAATTAATGCAGGAGGCTTCTCTGAAAAAAGAGTTAATGCAAATGGAGTTTGAAATGAATATGAAATTAAAAGGCATAGAAGTTCAAAGTAAAAAATCTGAGACAAAAGAAAAAGAAGATCGTAAAGATAAAAGAACTGAATTGCAAGCAACTCAACAAAGCGAATTAATAGAACAAAGACAAAACAATTTGCCGCCTAAAAATTTTGAATCATCAGGTAATGATATACTTAGCGGTAATTTCAACTTAGGTTCCTTTGAGCCTAAGTAATAATAATAGTAATAATTATATAATATTTTATCATGGCAGGAACCAATGAAGAACCTTTAGCGACACAAGAAGTTGCTCAAGAACAAAAAACAGAAGAAAATAAAGCTATGTCTTATGAGGACGGCATTATTAAGGTAAATTTAAGCGAGTTAAATAATCCAACAGAAAATGCTGCTCCAGAGCAAAAACCAGATGTAAGCAATGCTACCATCGAACAATCTGAAGACAGTAGTAACGGTGAAAAATTGGTTGAAGAAGTACAAAGCTCTGTCCAAGAAGAACCAGAATCTGTAATTGAAGAAATACAAGAGGAAAAAGTCCAAGAGCAAGTAGTTGATTTACAAGAAGATATACAAGAAGCTATAGCTGAACAAAAAGAATCGGGAGTAGAACTTCCTGAAAATATTCAAAAAGTTGTAGATTTTATTAATGAAACAGGCGGAAGCCTTGAAGATTATGTTAAGTTAAATACTGATTACTCTTCTTTAAATGATGATCAGTTATTAAGAGAATATTACGAAACAACTAAACCTCATTTAGATAAAGAAGAAATTGATTTCTTGATGGAAGACAATTTTTCTTATGATGGGGACATGGATGACGAATTAGATATTAGAAGAAAAAAATTAGCTAAAAAAGAAGAGTTATCAAAAGCTAAGCAGCATCTTGATAGTTTAAAAACTAAATATTACGAAGAAATAAAAGCTGGATCTAGACTAAATCCAGAACAACAAAAAGCGATTGAATTTTTTAATCGTTATAAAAAAGAAAACGCGGAAGCAGCAAAATTAGCTGAACAACAAGTTTCTACATTTAAAAACAAAACAGAAAAACTTTTTTCTAATGATTTCAAAGGTTTTGATTTCAACGTTGGAGAAAAGCAATTTCGGTTTAAAGTAAATAATGTAGATCAAGTAAAAGAGACTCAAAGCGATATTAATAATTTTGTCAAGAAGTTCTTGAACGAAAAAAATGAAATTAGTGACGCAGCGGGTTATCATAAGTCTTTGTTTACAGCTATGAACGCGGATAAGATTGCACAACATTTTTATGAGCAAGGTAAAGCAGATGCTATTAAACAAAGTGTAGCTAAAGCAAAAAACATTGATATGTCTCCTAGAGGAACTCACGAAAGTGTAGAAAGAATAGGCGGTTTTAAAATTAGAGCAATAAATCCCGGAGCTCCTTCTAAGTTTGGAATTAAAACTAGAAAATAAAAAAAATTAAAAATTAAAAAATTATGGCAGGTTCATTTACAGGAAGTGCAGGAGCGTTAGCTCATTTAACTCCACGTCCTACACAAACATTATTTAATGACAACTATTTATCATTATCTCAATTAGATTTTACACAACAATTCTTACCAGAAGTATACGAAAAAGAAGTAGAGCGTTATGGAAACAGAACAATCTCTGGATTTTTACGTATGGTAGGAGCAGAAATGCCAATGGCTTCTGATCAAGTTGTATGGTCTGAACAAGGAAGATTACACATTGCTTATGACGACGTAACTGTTGTATCTCCAACTTCTATCACTATTCCAGCTGCATCTGGAGCTTCTAAAAACCTTATTGGCCCTGGAGCTACAATTGTTATTGCTGATTCTACTGGTTTAACTGTTGAAAAAGCATATGTTAGCGCTGTATCTGTTGCTGCGGGTGTTGCAACATTAACAATCGCTGGTTACGCAGGTGCTATTACAGTTACAGGAACTGGTAATGTTAAAGTATTTGTATATGGTTCTGAATATGCTAAAGGTACTTCTAATGCAGGTACATCAATAGATGCTGCTTTTGAGCAATTTAGTAACAAACCAATTATCTTAAGAGATAAATACAATGTAAACGGTTCTGATACTGCTCAAATTGGTTGGGTAGAAGTAGCTACTGAAGCGGGAACTTCTGGATACTTATGGTATTTAAAATCTGAGCACGAAGCAAGAATTCGTTTTGAAGATCAATTAGAAATGACTATGATCGAAGCAGAAAAAGCATCTGCTCCAATTACTCCAGCTGCTGGTTTAGGTGGCGGATCTGAAATTACTGGATCTGATGGGTTATTTTCAGCTTTAGAAAACAGAGGTTTAGTATATTCTGACGCTGATTTTGGTGGAACTAATGGTTTAGCTGACTTTGATTTAATCTTACAAGAATTAGATAAGCAAGGAGCTATTGAAGAAAACATGATGTTCTTAGATAGAGCTTCTGCTTTAGGTATTGATAACATGTTAGCAGCTCAAAATTCTTATGGTGCTGGAGGTACTTCTTATGGAGTATTTGACAACTCTGAGGATATGGCTTTAAATTTAGGTTTCTCTGGATTCAGAAGAGGTTCTTACGACTTCTATAAAACTGACTGGAAATACTTAAACGACGCTACTACTCGTGGATTAGTAGGAGATATTGAAGGTGTTATTGTGCCAGCAGGAACTTCTACAGTTTATGATCAACAATTAGGTAAGAACATTTCAAGACCATTTTTACATGTACGTTACAGAGCTTCAGAAGCTGACGACAGAAAAATGAAATCTTGGATTACTGGATCTGTTGGTGGAAACTACACAAGTGACGAAGACGCAATGAACGTTCACTTCTTATCAGAAAGATGTTTATGTGTACAAGGAGCTAATAACTTTGTATTGTTGAAAAAGATTTCAGTATAACAAAAACTAGTGTAATATTTACCCTTGTTGTATATACGAGGGTAGGTATTACCTTTATTAAATTATTTAATTATATTATATTATGGCTAAAAAAGCTACAGCTACAAGAAGCGAGGTTGCACCTCAGTCAACTGTTGTAAAAAATGCACCAGTTCAAAAACAATCAGTTAAACCAAGGTGGGAATATAAAGACAGAACTTATTATTTAAGTACAGGTAAGTCTCCTTTAGTATTTACACTGCCAGGGAA